CTAACCTGGATAGTTCCATTACGGCGCTGTGTCTTGCTTATGATGACCTGCTGCAGGCAAAGGTCACGATTCATGACACGCTGGCGCAGTATCTGGATGCGAAAAACTATCCGGAGGGCAACCCGTCGGCGGATCCGCAGCAGGAAAAGCTGAAGGTGTTTTACATTGATGCCAAGAGCACTGAAACCAACGAAGTGGTGGCGTTTACGTTGTCCAGTCCAATGGACCTGCAGGGGTTGATGATCCCGACGCGCCAGCTACATTCGCTTTGTACCTGGTGTATCCGTAACAAATATCGCTCAGGTGATGGATGTGACTATGCCGGAACGCGTTATTTCGACAAGCACAACAACCCGGTTAACGATCCGTCACTCGATGAATGTCCCGGTACGCTCACTGCGTGCAAGTTGAGGCATGGCGAGGGGAACGAGTTGCCGTTCGGTGGCTTCCCTGGCACATCCCTGATCAGGAGCTGATATGCGTCAGAAAATTATCGACGCCATTATGGCGCATGCTGCTGCTGAATATCCGCGTGAATGCTGCGGCGTAGTGGTGCAAAAAAGCAGGGTGCAGCGGTACATTCCCTGCCGTAATCTGGCAACCGATCCGACAGAGCATTTCCACCTGTCGCCGGAAGATTATGCCGCTGCCGAAGACTGGGGAACAGTGATTGCCATTGTCCACAGCCACCCGGATGCCACGACTCAGCCAAGTGAACTGGATAAGGCACAGTGCGACGCTACACTGCTTCCGTGGCATATCGTCAGTTGGCCAGAAGGGGATTTACGCACCATTCAGCCGCGGGGCGAGTTGCCGCTGCTGGAGCGCCCGTTTGTTCTTGGTCATTTTGACTGCTGGGGACTGGTAATGAGTTACTTCCGGCAAACGCATAGCATTGAGCTGACGGATTACCGCGTGGATTATCCCTGGTGGGAGAACAGTTACCCCGAAAATTTCTACCACGATTGCTGGTATGAATGCGGATTCCGTGAATTCAGCGGTGCGCCGCAGCCAGGTGACATGGTCATCATGCAGGTCCAAGCTAATAAGTGGAACCATGCCGGGATCCTGCTCGAAGGTAATATGTTACTCCACCATCTTTATGGCCATTTGAGTCAGCGTGTGCCATATGGCGGTTACTGGCAGGAACGGACGATGAAGGTTCTACGGCATGAGGCTCTGTGCTAACCTTTCGCATTATCAAAAAGGGGATAGGGACATGAAAAGAGCCATATTATTTATATCTTTATTAGGTTTATTTGGTTGTAGTGCATCTTCCTTGCAGGAAGAATCTCCAATTTACTCAGGACATTCATCAAAGAGTGCTTCACAAATTAATAAGTGCTTATCGCCTAAATGGCAGGATCTACATCCGCAGGCAACAAGTATAGAAACCGACGCTGGTTATAGAATATCAGCATCTGATGATTTATTTGGTGTTTTATCGATGGCTATAATAGAGGGAAACCCAAAGGGGGGGACTGATGTGAAAGTCTATGCCGCAAGCAAAGGCATTGGTGACCCATGGGGTAAAGCTGCGCGATCCTGTATTTAAGTCGATTCTAATTTTCAAAGCCACTTTATGTGGCTTTTTTATTGGAGTTAACATGCAAGAAGTAATGACTAGAATTGAACTTGGTGGAGTTTTAGGTAAATCATTTGGTCGCTCTCATAACAGATTAATAAGAACAACGGCTGAAGCTATTCAGGCCTTATCAAAAACAATAAATGGATTTGAACAGTATTTAAATACCAGCAAAATGCGTGGGCTCACGTATGCAGTATTTAAAGGTAAAAAAAATATAGGGAAAGATGATTTAGGTTTTCCCGTTACAGGTGAAGTGATAAGAATCGTTCCTGTTGTGATTGGGAGTAAAAAAGCAGGTTTATTTCAAACAATATTAGGGGGGGTACTGGTAGTAATTGGTGCGCTGGGGGCAACAATAGGCCAGGCATGGGGTGGTGCCGCATGGGGGCCAGCCACAATGAAAATTGGTGCTGCATTAGCGCTTGGTGGCGTTGTTCAAATGCTCTCACCTCAACCATCAGGTCTTGCCAGTAAGCAAAGTGCAGATAACCGCGCTTCGTATGCTTTCGGCGGGGTAACCAATACAGCGGCGCAGGGATATCCCGTCCCCCTAGGGTATGGTAAGCGTCGAATTGGTGGGGCGATTATTTCTGCTGGAATCTACGTCGAAGATCAGCAGTAAGAAAAAATCCTTTTCTCAGGCTACCTCAGGGTGGCTTTTTTTATGGGCGCGATATGGCTTCAGCAACTACGATTAAAGGCCGCAAGGGCGGCGGCTCCAGTTCCCGAACCCCAACCGAACAGCCTGATGATTTGCAATCTGTAGCGAAGGCCAAAATCCTCGTTGCTCTTGGGGAAGGGGAGTTTGCAGGGCAGTTGACGGGTAAAAATATTTATCTGGATGGTACTGCGCTTGAGAATGCGGATGGCTCGCAGAATTTCAGTGGCGTAGTGTGGGAGTTCCGTTCAGGAACGCAGGCACAGAATTACATTCAGGGTATCCCCGGTACTGAAAATGAGATCAATGTTGGCTCTGAGGTTTCAAGTGCAACAGCATGGACACGTACCTTTACCAATTCCCAGCTTTCAGCCGTTCGTCTGCGCCTGAAATGGCCATCGTTATTTAAGCAGGAAGATAACGGCGATCTGGTTGGGTATTCGATCAATTATGCGGTAGATCTGCAGACTGATGGTGGTACGTGGCAAACCGTACTCAATACCAGCGTAACCGGGAAAACCACCTCAGGCTACGAACGCAGCCACCGTATTGATTTACCTCAGGCAGGCAGCACCTGGACAATTCGACTTCGCAAGATCACCGCTGATGCCAATAGCGCGAAGATCGGCGACACAATGACACTGCAAAGCTTCACGGAGGTAATTGACGCCAAATTGCGTTATCCAAATACCGCTCTGTTGTACATCGAATTTGACTCAAGCCAGTTCAATGGCTCTATCCCACAGATTTCTTGCGAACCAAAAATGCGCGTGATCCGTGTACCTGATAATTACGACCCTGAAACGAGGGCTTACAGCGGTACATGGCAGGGAGCATTTAAATGGGCATGGACCGATAACCCGGCGTGGATTTTTTACGATCTGGTGGTGTCAGACCGCTTTGGTCTTGGCCACCGGCTCACTGCGGCGAACATCGATAAGTGGACGCTGTATCAGGTTGCCCAGTATTGCGATCAGCCAGTCCCGGACGGTAAAGGTGGCAGTGGTACCGAACCACGCTATACCTGCAACGTTTACGTTCAGGACCGAAACGACGCCTACACGGTCATGCGTGATTTTGCCGCTATATTTCGTGGCATGACCTACTGGGGCGGTGATCAGATTGTGGCCCTGGCTGACATGCCGCGCGATGTTGATTACAGCTACACGCGTGCTAACGTTGTTGACGGTCGCTTCACCTATTCGAGCAGCACTTCGAAAACGCGCTATACCACAGCGCTGGTTTCCTGGTCTGATCCGGGTAACGCCTATGCGGATGCGATGGAGCCGGTATTTGAGCAGCCTCTGGTGGCCCGGTACGGATTTAATCAACTGGAAATGACAGCCATCGGCTGCACCCGGCAGTCAGAAGCGAACCGAAAGGGGCGCTGGGGTATTCTCACCAACAACAAAGATCGCGTTGTTTCGTTTGATGTCGGGATGGACGGAAACATTCCGCAGCCGGGCTACATCATCGCCGTGGCAGACGAGCTGCTTTCCGGAAAGGTTATGGGCGGCCGCATCAGCGCTGTTAACGGTCGCGTTATCAAACTTGACCGCGTTGCTGATGCAGTTGCAGGCGATCGTCTGATTCTAAATCTTCCCTCCGGCGCGTCACAGAGCAGGACCATTAAGGCTGTGAATGGGGAATCAGTCACAGTCACCACGGCATACAGTGTGACACCACAGGCCGAAGCTGTATGGGTGGTTGAGTCAGATGAATTCTACGCCCAGCAGTATCGTGTTGTCAGTGTCTCCGATAACAGTGATGGTACCTTTTCGATTACTGGCGCATGGCACGATCCGGATAAATATGCCCGTATCGATACCGGAGCCATCATTGACCAGCGGCCGGTGAGTGTGATCCCGCCGGGTAACCAGTCGCCGCCGGCTAACATTGTGATCAGCTCGTTTTCGGTGGTGCAGCAGAATATCAGCATCGAAACCATGCGGGTTAGCTGGGACCAGGCGCAGAATGCCATCGCCTATGAGGCACAGTGGCGCCGCAATGACGGTAACTGGGTAAATGTGCCGCGCAGCTCCACCACGTCATTCGATGTTCCTGGCATTTATGCCGGGCGCTACCTCGTGCGTGTGCGCGCCATTAACGCCTCTGAAATATCCTCTGGCTGGGGCTACTCTGAAGAGAAAACGCTGACGGGCAAGGTGGGAAATCCACCGAAACCTGTCGGCTTTGCGACAACGCCGATCAACTGGGGGATTCGCCTGAACTGGGGATTCCCGGCTAACACCGGGGATACGCTGAAAACGGAAATTCAGTACACCGCGAACA